AGGCCGTAAGCCCGAAGCCCTCCCAAAATGCCTGAATGGCTTGTGCCTTATCCATTGCTTATCATAAACTCCTCCGCTGTTACCTGTCGCATGTTCAGCCCAGCGCTTTTCGGCGTGTGCTTGTCATCGCCGTCAGAAGTCACGCGGAAAATTTTACCGTCACTTTCGCGCCTGAACACGTCGTGGTATTCAAGCGTCATCGACTTCCTCGTTGTGACTGTGTACAGCGATTTCACGCCCTGCTGTTCAGCGGCCCGCGCCTCAATGCTCGTGTCAAACGTAATCGCCGCCTGAAACGTCGCGCCATCCACATAAGCTGGCGTATACCCGCCATACCCGTCCGGGATTGTCGTTTTGTCCAGCATCGTGCATCTTTCCATAGCCTCAGACAGCAAACTCATGGCGTCTTCCTCCATCTGCTCAGTCTGGAACGAAATTGATTCTGCCATGTGCCTAAGTCGGCCTGTGCGCCGCCAGAAGCCGCGTTTCCGCTTGACTTGGTATAAGAGTAGCCCCCGAAGCTCTCAGAGCTGTAAGGGCTGTTTGCGGGGCTGTCAGGGTCATCAACGTATTTCGCAAGCCATGTGTTGATATCGTTCAAAAGGGCGGTGACTGCCACAGGGACAGACATCGCCCAAATGCTCCCGTCAAACGTCTCGTCGACAAGCCCGGTCGCCGGATATTGATGCACGCCGTCGTTGAAATGGCTCCCGATGATCCTGAAATACTGACCGCTCTGCAAGTCGCCGGATGCAGCCATCGCGGAGAGGTCAATTTCGCCGTCCGAAATCGTGAAAGTCCCGCGATACTTCGGAACGTCAGGCAGTGAGATGTTGAAGTTCCAGTTGCGAAGCTCCTCGCAGAGATCGGTCAGTGTTATCATAGTTTTTCCCCTTTAGATGTATTCACAGATCATTAACGCTCAACGTAGCAATTCCATTTTCATCTACATCCGATCCTTCAAACACAAAATTAAAACCAAAATTTACAAGATAGAAGCCTGTTTCTGTGGTTTTGCTACTGCCAGATACTATGATGTTTTCACTATCTCTAAAACCAATTTCACCTGACGACATAGACATAGCGTAACATAAGAAATAAGGGGGTACGGGATCTTGGGTAGTCGTATCAGCAAGTACCAATGCGTAGTTGACAAAATGCGCAGGATTTTTCTCAATATCATCTATCGCCGCAACAAGCTGGCCCGCATTGCGCAGATAAGTGTGTTCATTTTCCTTGAATATCTCGCACTCAATGACCGTAATGCCGCCGCCGCTGCTGCCGCCTCCATCGCCGCCGCCGCTATCCTTCTGCGCATTGGCGATAGCCGCTTTCAGCGCGATTTCGTCGCCTGTCCGCGCTTTAATATCCATGCCAGACAAAATCTGGCGTTCGCGAATCGTCATCGCAACTTCCCCCTATTCTTCGATAATCCCGGCTTCCCGCAAGCTGTGAAGCAGCGCGTTCACCGTTTCCGCGACAGCCGCCGTCTTCGCGCCCGGAGCAATGTCCGCAACGGCCTTCCCCTTCGCGCCTTTTTCCGCATGTTTCATGCCGTCCGCAAGCCGCTTCAGCGCAATCTCGCTTGCCGTGAGCGGGGCAATATTCGCCCCGCTCAGAATCATTACCTCACGCTGTGTCATGTTCATCACGCAACGTAGGTGTACTTGATGGTCACAGTGCCGGTGGGCGCTTCCTTCAGCACGATGCCGTCCTCGACGATGGTGTAATCGTCGGCGGTCAGCACGGTGTTGCCGTCCTTCAGTTCCTGCACGGAGATGACCTTCCCGTGCGCGGTGGGATAGTGCAGGGAACCGGCACTCTCGGCGGTGATGGTCTCGGCAGTGGTCACCTTAGTGGGCGTGCCGATGTACACGACGGAGATGCCGTCCAGATACTCAGCCCACAGCTTCATGCCCATGATGGCGTAGGCTTCGCCCGTCATGTTGGTGTAGTTGCCAACGGAGTGGAAGCCGATCAGGTTGGTTTCGCCAGCCACGGTGAAGTCAAGGCCCATCTGCGCGAAGTCGCTGTCAGCCGGGTCAATGTAGTACAGGTCGATGTTGTTCACGGGCGTAGCAATGACCTTGCCGCGCGGCACTTCGCTCGACAGGATCACGTTGGACGCGCCCATGAAGTTCTGGAGGTAGTTCAGACCGCCCTGCGTCTGCACGGTGATGTCAGCCGCGCCCAGATACTCGTAAGCGTCCAGAATGTTGACAAACTGCACGATATTGGTCACGTCGCGATGCATCTTCTTGAACTTGTCGCGCACAAGGCCCTGAGCCATCGCAAAAGCGGCCTGAAAAGTGGTCTGGCCGTCCAGCAGGGAGCCGGTCTCAAGGAACTTGTAGAAGTCATCCATGACCTTGCTCTGAAGCTCGTTGCGGAACTCTTCGTCGGTGCGGGCAATCGCCACGGGTGCGCCGTATTTGGCGACAGCTTCCAGCGAGACGCTCTTGCCGTACTTGCCCACCTCGATATCGCCGTAGGCAACGGGAGAGATGTTCGCAACGGAGAACGGAATGGTGTTAGCCTCGGGAACCGCGCCGCTTTCCAGCGTCAGGGTAGTCTTGTAGGAGGTCAGCTTCGTGCCGGGAGTCTTGCGAATCGGACGCATAATTCCGAACACTTCATTCAGGGCATCCCAGTTCTTCTGGAACTGAGTAACGAAATCAATATCACGAACCGCAGTCGTGATGTTAGCCATCTTGGTAACGCCAGCCATAGTTTATATTCCCCTTTCTTAAAGTCCAAATAGTTCTTTGTTCTCGGCGATTTTCGCCTGTCTCTCAATCGGGTCGTTGATTTTCATAATGTCCTCTTTGGACATCTTGCCGCCCGCGTTCGAGGGAGGCGTGGGAACGTCCGCGCCCTTGGTCTGTTCGGTTGGGATGTACTCGGCCCAGTCTGTCTTTGCGGCAGACACAAGTTCGTCCGCGCCCTTCACGTTGCCGTCCTTGTCAAGCTCAATCTTGCTCAGGTCGGACAGCCGCAGAATCGCGTCGTAACGCTTTTCAGGGATTCCCGTCTTTGCCAGAACGTCACGCCTGTAGGCGGTCTTGATTTTGGCGGCGTTCTCCGCTTCGGCCTGTTTGGTCTTGTAAGCCTCGAAATCGGCGTGTTCGGCCTCATACTTGGCTTTGTAGTCCTCAGTGCCTTTGGCGGCGTCCTCCATGTCCTTGACCTTCTTCTGCAATTCGGGAATCGTGTCAGCGTCTTTCTTGTACTTCTCCGCGTCGGCCTTGTACCCGGCGGCAGTCTTCTCAGCCTCCGCAATCTGTTCTTTGAGAGCGGATACCGTCTCAGAGTGCGCGTCGATAATCTGTTCCTGTTTGTCCGGCTCAATGCCCAGAGCCGAAAGCAGCTTGCGAGTAAGTGACATTAATCCATCCTCCAATTCTTCGGGCGGCTGTACTTCGCCGCGTGGATTGTTTATATGCAAAACACCGCCTGACAGTGCTTAGTCAGTCGGTGTATTTACATCAAAAAGGGTAAAAGAATACGCCCTGCGACGTAGTCATGCCGTGGGCGTCATTCAGTTGTTGTTATCCGTTCTGCAAATACCTCTTGATAATTGCCTTGTATTCTTCGCTGTGTTCTGTCGCGGCGGGCTTCAAATAGGGCTTTGCGTGTTGCCTCCGAGACCCGAACTCAACGAACGGAGCGTATTCCACATTACTGCCTATGTACGCGCTGTTGCCCTTCGCCGCGTGGCTGATGCTGTTGCGCAATCGGCCTGTGTCGACCGGGCATTTCGCCTTCGCATACCCTTCCGCGACAAGCCCGCAAGCCTCCATTGCCCGTTCAATCTGAGCGGATGCCGCGCCCTTGAAGGTCGCGCTGTTGTCGGTGATTTTGACGTCGCTCATAGAATCACCTCCGTTTGCTTTTTCGCTCATTCTTCCACTCGTCATAGTCCATTCCTTCAAGCCCAGGCCTGAAGTTCGGGTCACGCATGTCATGCTCAAAGCCTACCAGATTCGCAATGAGCGTGCATCGACAGTTGTAAACCAAATGCCCCGGAGCCTCTGGATCGCCCGGATATCTGATCTTATATCTGTCAACCTTGAACGGCTCTCCAACTTTTACGCTCTGCCCGTCAAGCTGCCTGTGCTCGTACCGCACTTTGTAATCCGCTGCTGACATCCACGTCTGCCGCATTTTAATGCCCATGTCCTGCGCCCGCTTATAACTGTCGACTCGTCCGGCATTCTCCGCGCATGTCGTCATCGTTCGGGCGTTACGGATCGCGGCATTTTCATCCATACGCGCAACGCCAGCAAGCCGCTTCGCTATGTCTGGTATGCTCTCGCCTTGAAGAATACCTTGCGTTATGGCGCTGTTCAAGTGCTGCTTGTTCCAACGCATGTCTTTCTGTATGTCAACTTGTGGCTCTGGGAGCAAATCAGGGTCATCACGGATCAGCCGTTCAACCGTGTCCCGGTCGTACAGCGTGAAGCTCGTGTCAATGCTTGTCCCGTGCTCAATCTCATATGTGCCGTAGTTATAGTTTAGCGCGTAGGCATCAGCCATGTGGCCCTTGAGCATCGACATGGCCTTTTCGTCAGTCGAAACGAGATCAGCGGTCAGCGCATCACGCATCCCTCGGAACCAGTCATTCTTTCGAACTTCGTCAATTCGCCACTTGCGATAGTCTGCCGGGTCAAGCAAACCCTTCTCAACCAACCGCCGTTGCTTTGTATCTTCCTTCGCAAACTCAGCAAGCTGTTTTTCGACCTTCTCTTGGATTTCTTTTCGAGCCTGACGATATACCCGCTTGATACGGACTTCGAGGATTTTTAGTTCCTCATCTGTTTTCCTATGCCCGTAATCCATAAGCGCTTACCGCCTTACTTTTCCTGCTGGTCTTCTTCGGCTTCTTCGGTCTGGTTTTCTTCCGTTTCGCCGTTATCCTTATTCTGTTTCAACTGCTCAATCTGTTTTTTGAGGCTCATCATTCTTTCTGCGTTTTCCTCATCCATTCTATCAAGCACTTCATCAACCTGATCTCCATCGCCGAGCAGCGTCATGATCTTGCGCGTAACATATTCGGAATCGAGGTAATTAGCGGCCTGAATGATTGTCTGCACGTCTTCAGCGACGTTTATGATCATCGAGCGCGTGAACGTCGGCTTTTCGTCGTTGATTCCGGCAACAGCCAGAATGCCGTCAAGGAACTCATGCACGCAATACTCGAACTCGTCGCACTTTGAGTTGAGCGGTTCGTAAGCCGCCCTGATCTGAGTCGCCGTCGTTGCGCCGTTCGCGATGTTCTCCACGTCAAGGGCCATCGCGTCGCGGTACAGGTCTCGGTGAATCCTGTCCAGAATCGCCTCGCGCGCCGCATAAGGCACTTCCAGCGTGTGCGCCTCTGCCTGTGCGCCTGTGTCCTCAAGGTTTGCCGCGTGCGTTCGCTTTATCTTGTTTAGGAACGCCTGAAGGTCAACCTCATCCATGCCGCCCGCATTCTGGATAATCCAGTAAATCTGCGAGGCATCATCAAGGTCGTTCGCAAAACCCGATTTAATCAGGTCGTAGCAGTCAATCTGTGACTGTATCCCTGCAAGCGCTGTCTGGTGTTCCGGGTTGCCGAACAGCGGCACGATTGGGAATGTCGGATAATTCTGATACTCGTATATCGTCGTCGCGTCAACGGGCGTCGAAACCGCCCTCTCGATGTAACCGCGCTTCTCGCGCAGGATTTCGCCCTTGTTCTTGCGCCAGATGTAGTCCGTATAGCCGTCTATCTCGTACAGCGTCGCACGCATCGGCTTGTCCGGCGCAACCTGCCACCATCTCACGCCAGCCATCAACGCGCCGTTGTCCTCGTCGTACAGCGGAGCAAACTCCAACGCGCTGAAAACGTCCATGTGGTCATAGTTCCAAAACCCGAACGCAAAACCGCCCACAACGGCATACTTGGCCGCTTTCTGGAGCTGTGTGTCGAATTTGTCGCCCAGCGTGTTCCGCGTCCTCTGGTTCTTCCACGTCACGCCGTTGCCAAGCAGATACTGGCACTCCTGCATCACAATCCGCTGGAAGTCGCCGCTGACCATCTTGTAATTTGCGCTGTAGTTGTCCGGCACGGCCTCACCGCGCACCGTATACAGCAGCTTCTTATAATTCGTGATCGTCCTGTTCATGCGCCTGTAGTATTCGTCAGCCAGCATCGCGTCACGATACATCTGGTCTGATTTGTACTGCTCAATGCACTGCCTCACGAAATCCAGCTGGTTCCTCTTGGCGTTGCCAACCGCCAGCAGGTCATTATACGTTTTCAAGGGTCACTCACCCCGCTCGTGTCAATCGTTATTGTATTCAAAACCGCTTGGAGACGGTTCTGCCAGTCCGCAAATATGGACGCCATCCTGTCTCCCCCGCAAGCCTTCGCTATCTCCATCTCGCGCATCACAACCATTATCTGGTCTGTCGCGCCCATCAGCTCATCCATGTTCACCGAAACGGTCAGCGTCTCGCTCATAGTCTCATAATCCTTTCCTGAACTGACATCCTGGAATAATCAATAGCATCTTCTGGCCGCTTCTTCGACAGCCTTACTCCAACCTCGCGGATAATGCTTGCGAGGCTGTCAGGGCAGTCATCGTGTTCGGCGTTCTCGTTGTAATCCGTAATCTGGTTGATATATTCATCGTCAGTGCCTTTCACGAATACAACGTCCTTCCAAACGCCTTTGAGATGCGACGTGATCTTGATGTACTTGTTCTGGCTCTCCGTGTAACCTACAACGCGCAGCCCCTTCTTGCGGATTGCCCGCTCAACATAGCCTTTGTCGCCGTTCGTCTCGATGTACATCTTACCGGCCTTCAGGTCGTTGTGAATCTGAATAATCGTATCCTGAACATCGTCAATGTGCTTTCGCCAGCATTTGCCGAACACGTAGAACTTGCCGTCGTGGTAATTGATGACGGTGAATGCCGTATAATCCTCGCCGTAGTAAGCCGCATCGACGTGCGAATAGCCCTGCTCAACGAGGCTCGTATCCGCGCCAAGCTGCGGATTGTCGAAGATTACGTCATCATCGGCGATATGCCTCAGCTCGTAGTTAGCCGCGAACAGCGAGGCGGTCATTCGGCTTTTCAGATCGGCAATCTGCTGTTTTGTGAGCAGCCCGATTGAGTAGCAATCCCATTTTTCGGCGGGCGGCATGATCGAGAAGGCATCGTCCTTGTGCCATGGCGTGCCCGTGTTGATAAAGCGGCCACCGGGGTTGCAGATGTTTTGCAGCTCCATGTAGACCGCTTTCGTGCGCTCGCGCTCAGCGCGGCTCACACGGTCTTTCAAGTTCACGATGTCGTCAGTAATAATGATATCTGCGTGCTTGCCCGTAAGACTTCCACCGATGCCGATGCCCTGTAGCTGGGCGGCACCGCGCGGCGCGGCGTAGATGTTCAGCGAGATCTCGCTCGAATTATCACGCGCAATCGCCAGCTCGCCGCCCGTCAGGGCATGGTAAATATCCCGCATGATGTCCGTGGACAGGATGCGGTTTACCGTCTTGATGACCTCCGCAACGTCACCGTCTGTCTTGCGCAGAAAAATGATGTTCTGGTCAGGGTGCCAGAGCATCAATAGTGCAATCGCCACACACAGGCAGGTCGTCTTGTAGCTGCCACGGTGGGCTTGAAGCGTCATGTCGTCCTCGGAGGTCACCATGCGCTTTATCCAGCCGCCGTGAAGGTCGTCGCGGAAATCCTTGTAGCCCAGGGCGCGGCCTAAGGCCGCGGGATGAGCGATGAACCAACGCGCTTTTTCCTGTGCCGTCATTGCGCTTCACCCTTTAGTGCTTCAAACGCTTCATCAAGCGCGGCGTGGTTCGCGGTGACGATGTTTACGTCGTTTTCGTGACGGTCACGCCACAGGTCGGGGCGGCGGTTTTTCAGCCAGAAGATTTGCGCCGTCGTGTCCGGCACAACCATCTTCTTTGTTTTCTTGATGTGCTTGCGCTGTCTATATATCGGGTTGCCCTTTTTATCGAGTTTCCCCGTCGGAATATCCTCTATCTCAGTGGTTACTTCCTCATACTCAAAACCCATAGCACGTTTGAGCAGCATGTTTTCCACTTCAATATCAACAGGGGCTTTGCCTTGTTTTAAGGTGTCGGAAATGGCGGGAAATTGTTTGCACCACTCATTAAGAGTGTCGCGGTGTATTCCCATTTTTCCGGCTATCTGCTCATTGGTCAGCCCTTCCCGCGCCCAGCCCTCTATACGTGTCAGACCATCAGGCTCTAACCACTGTTCGTATTTACCTGGCCTCGCAATCGTGAATCACTCCTTATCAAACCATTGCCTGTAAACTTCGCTTGCAACCTGCGCCATCATCACAGGCGGAACGCTCATGCCGGTTACATATTTCGGTATTTGGTCACCAAAATCATAATCCTGCGGAAAGGTCGTCACGTTGGCACAATCCTTCCCAGACAACCATGATTTGTCACAAGCTCTTATGCCTTGTCCGGATGCTGTTATCGTTTGTGCAACATCGCAATCCCTGTAAATGATGTCATTGAAATTGGATTCTTTGCCATAAAGCCTTTTCTTGATGTCCCTTATGCTTTTGTCCGTAGGCTTCATGCTTTTCAGGTATTCATGGGTTGTTTTTGCGGTTTTCGGGTCAATCGGCGTCCCGTGTTCGCTCCGTACTTCTCCGAACAGAATCGGCTTCTCCCTAAAATTCAGCACCAGCTTCGGGAACGCCTGGTCTTTCCTCTGTGCCACGAAAAAGCACCTCTCACGCTTTTGCGGCACGCCCATAAAGGCGGCGTTCAACAGGAACAGTTGCGTTTTATATCCGGCCATATCGAACGCCTTGAATATCTCATTGACGTAGCCCTTGGCGTTGTCTTTCAGCAGCCCGGACACGTTCTCGGCAATTACCACGCGGGGCTGTAGCTTCTGTGCGATGGAGATAAAATAAAAGAACAGGTCGTCCAGCTTTTGCCGCGCCTGTCCCTCCCGGAATACCTTCTCTTTGTTCCAGCCCTTTTCACGCTCTCCCGCTGTGCTGAATACCGAACAGGGCGGCGAACCGTCCAGAATGTCAAGGTGAAACAGTTCCTTCGGCAGCTCCGCGTCCGGGATTTTCAGAAATTCGCGCACATCCATCAAATACGGGTATTTGGGATGATTGTTCTTCTGGTAGACCTTCATCACGCGGGGGTCAATTTCCACGTTGCCGATAACGTCATATCCCGCCAGCTTGTAGCACATCGACGAGCCGCCGCCGCATGAAAAGCAGGAAAACACGGTCAGCCCGTTTTTCTTGACATTGGCAAGGTCTGACAGATACCACTTCCACGGGAATTTATGGGTTGAACTTGAATCCACAGCGCGGACATTCGCATTTGAACTTGTCATCGCCGAAATCCTCCTCGCTGTACTCGGTGGCCCCCTGCCCCGTGTAGGGTTCAGATGCCCCCCCCTGTATATCCTCAAACCCCTCAAACTCCGACATATCGAAGTCCAAGTCCATCTCGGCAATTTCTGCCTCCAACTCGCTGAAATCCCACTCAGCAAAATCAGCGGTCAGGTTGTCGCGGATGCGGTAATCGGCGATTTGCTCCGGCGTCATGTCGTCGGCAATCCACACCTCGGCCTCCGTCCAGCCGAGCCGTTTCATAGCCTCATAGCGCGTATGGCCCGCGATAATCACGCCGTCCTTGTCCACGATGATTCGCGCCCGGTAGCCGTCCTTCTGGATGGACTTCATTACAGGTTCAACGGCCTTTTCATTGATTCGCGGGTTGCGCTTGTATGGGTGAATATCACCCAGTGAAAGCGTTTTCAGGTACATCGTTTTGCCTCCCTCGAAAAATAAAAGCAGACGCTCCAAGAACGTCTTTTTCCTCCTAAAAACAAAAACGGCGAGCTCATTGCCCGTCGCTTTTTTAATCCGTCCGCAGTTACAAGATTTGACCAGACACCCCGCACCGCCTACATCACAGGCCAGCGTGGAACACCGGCTTTCGACGATTGCAGGGTGTCTAAGTCATGGATGCTCCGGGCTTTTCTGTTTGCCTTCATCCCCACCTATGAAGGAGGTCGTGCGCCAGAAAAGCCCATAAAGACACGCACTGTTTTTCCCGTCCCGGAGTTTAAGCGGGACACATTTACCCTTATTTGGCTGAATGAACGTGAAAGAGCAGCCAACTAATGCTGGCTGCTCTTTCGTGCCGATTATATCTTACCACACCTGAAAAGGTTTGTAAAGATGGCAAATCCGTGACAACGGGGGTGACAATTTTGAAAATCCACCTTACCTTGCCATCTCATAGATTTTCAGCAAAACCTTGTCCTTAAAACGTTGCAGCGTCCTCTTGTTTTTCATGACCTTGAACTTTTCAAGATACATCTGAATTATGTCAGACCATGTTTCTCCGTCAATTACCTGCTTTTCAATAATCCACCTTTCTCCATCTTTCAGGCCAAGAAGCCACGCTCCGACGAACACGACCGTCGGTGATTTTTCCCTGTATTCTGCGACGAGCGGCTTTAGGTCATCTTGCAGCTCCTGAATATCTCGCGGAATTCTGTTTTCCGCAAACATCATGGCTATCCGCTCGGTCGGGTGTCCCACGGAAGAACCGTGGGGCATCCCGTCCTGTGCAGAAATGTGTATTGAAGCGTCTGTCTTCTGCGTCCTCTTTAGCTCGTCAATCATCGACTCAATTTCGGAAATTTGCGCTTCGAGGAACTTGCACCTCCCAAGGTATTCGCGGTAATTGTGCAACATCCTATCTACGTTTTCGCGTGTCATCGGCAAACCTCCAATCGTCATAGCTCAGAACGGCAAATCATCCGGGTTTACATCAATAAACTCACCATCTCCGTTTGTCTGCTCGGTTCGTTCATTGTTCTGGTTTTGAGCTTCATCTCCCTTCGGAGTCAGGAACTCAACCTCATCCGCAACAACCTCTGTAATGTACCGTTTCGTTCCATCTTTTGCCTCATAGCTGCGCGTCTGGATTGAGCCGAATACGCCCACCTTTCGTCCCTTGGATAGGTATCGTTCGCACAGCTCCGCGAGCTGCCTCCACGTCACAACGCTGATGAAGTCAGCCTCTCGGATGCCCTGCGCATTCTTGCGGTTGCGCTGTACCGCAAGAGTAAATGAGCACGTTTTGATGCCTGTCTGTGTTACTCTGGTTTCCGGGTCTTTTGTCAAGTTACCAATCAGCATTGCCTTATTCATCATGTGTTCCTCCACTCATCAATAAAATCTCACCACAAGTCAGCCATTGTAATCTGTTCCGCGCCCTTTATTGGCCTTGGTTGTTCAGGTTCTTTTTCCCTGTAAGGCCATAACGCACAGTCCTTGTATCGACATCCGACAACTTCCTTCCGGCTGTTTCCGCTGCACTCAAGGCATTTCTTGCGGATGGCTCGTTCCAGAGTTTCTTCTCTTACCGTCATGGCTTTTCATCTCCCACTATTAACGACCCGAACTGCCGAACCCTCTGGAACCCCTTTCCGTGTCCATGTCTATCTCGTCCACACGCTCGAACCCGCAAAGCTCACACGGCTGAATAATCAACTGCACCACCTTGTCACCCTTCTGGAACTGATAATCCGTGTCGCTGAAGTTGTACAGCTTCACGCGGATGCTCCCCGTGTACCCGCTGTCTATCACGCCTCCGCAGCTTACAACGCCGTGATTGACGTTGAGGCCGCTCTTGCTTTCCAGCTTTCCGAAGTACCCGCCCGGAATCTGGACATGCACTCCCGTGTCAATCGTCGCGCTTCCGTGCGCCGGAACCCTGAACGCTCTCGGCGTGTACAAGTCCGCGCCCGCGTCAAACGTCGTTGCCCTTGTCGGCAGATAGGCCCCTTCGTCAAGCATTACTTTCATCGTCTCCACCCTCCTCTTCACAGTCGATATCGCACGCTTCTTCGATAAAATAGACATCGTTTATATCAAAAATCTCTCGCGCCTGTGCTTCTGCCTCATCCGCGCTCTCTGCCTCAACAGTGATATAGTAATACCCCATTATCGTCACTTCATACTGCTTCATCTTTACATCCTCCATCCACGATAAACCACCCCGCATCCAGCCCGTATTTCGCCATATACAACGCCCTTGTCACGTCGTTCAAAAGCTGGTGCGCCGCCGTGCTGTATGTCATCATCTCAATAGACCTTTCCTCATCCTCAAATTGCATAAACCGGCAATGCAGCAGCTCGTGAATCAGCACAAGCTCCATCGGCTGTATGGCAATATACACGCTCGGGTCTTTCAAGTCCTCTTTCCGCAGAATCCGTATCGTCGCCCAGCGGTTGACGAAATCCGGCTCGCATTCCCCAGCGCTTCCCTCCAGCTTCATCTCTGACGTTGAGGCAAAATCCACTCGGATAATCCAGTCATTCAGGCACAGCCGCCTCTGCCATGCCATTGCGCACTCTCGCATTTCTTCAGCCGAATCAAAGTACAGTTTAGGACTGCCCATCGTTCCATCACCCTTTCATCAGTCCGTGTACGGCTTCCCGTCCTTATCAACCATGACGCACACGCCGCCATGATACCGGGCTAAGTAGTATACCCCGGTTCTGCTGTCTCTGTACATCGTTATGTTTGTGTCGCCGCCAATTCTTTCCACGGTATACTCAGGTGCGTGTTCATAATCCGATGTCTGATTTATGCCCGTACACCCAGTTAGCGTGATCGCAATCAGAAAAAATACAAACAGCTTTTTCATTCTGTCACACCCCTTCGCTTTCATTTCTTCAGGCATTTACTGCACCTCCTCATTACCCTGTCACAGCACGAGTACTTATGCCCGAACACGCGGCGTCGGCCTTCAAATGGCACCCATCTCGACCCAGTGCCGGAACACGTATTCCGGCTCGCCCCCACCCACGAAATTATCAATTACAGTTTGTGAGGAAGAATCGGAACACGATGTCAGTACTGCTCGTTGATCCACCATTTGATCCACGCTCTGCCCCCCCGGTTATCGTGTCCGCGTTCGGGTCGAGTATCTTGATCTTGCCTGGGTGATTGTCGATCATCTTCTGGAATGCCTTGATGTAGAGTTCTTTGTATTTCGGATAGCGCTCGAAGTCGCGTTTCATGCCTTTTGAACCCTGAAGCGGACATCCGATGCAGCCAAGCCGCGTATATCCTTCGTCGTAGAGTGAACAGTGCGGAATGTTGTTTTCGTTCAGAAATCGCCAGACATCCTCATCCGTCCAGTCGATAATCGGGTTCAGCATGGCCTTCTGCGTCCTGTAGCAATACTCCACCATGCGCCGGTTCTTGTCGTTGTCGTCGTTCATGATTACTTCACCGTGCTTGTTCACGATATAATCCGCGCCGAACTCGTCAGCAACGCGCTTCGTGGTCTTCGGCTTACCCTGTATGTCAACCACGCCGTGCGTCTGCCTGCGGTTGAAGCTTTCGGCCCATCGGACGCCCGTAACGACCAGCCTTCCCGCCCCCCCCGGTTCTTTCAGCGCGGCGCAGCAATAACGAACTTTGCGCGTCGGCGGCAACGTGTGATCCGCGATGAGACTCCACATGGTGATTGGCTTCGGCCTGCCGTCCGGGTAGTAATGCTCAGGCTTACGGTCGTCGTAATGCTGGGCTTCCTCGATCACGTCGGGATAGTATTTCCGCCTGAACCAAATCAGTTCAGGATTATCGACCGACGTAATGGCGCAATGCGCATCGAATTTTACGCCTGCCATCTTCGCCAGATGATAGATGCACTGGCTGTCCTTACCGCCGCTGAACGCCAGATAATATCCTTCCGACGGTTCAAACTGCTGGTAGCGCTGTATCGCCGTCTCGACCTTGAAGTCGTAGTCGCTCATGACGGTTCCATCCGTCAGCATTCGTAACTGTTCAGCCAATCTCAGGTCGTTTCCGACATTGTCAGTCTTGTACGTCATTTCGCTCCTCCAAATGGCACCTTTTCACGGTATACGGCGTGCAAAAGATAGGAACTCCATCTATGCTCACCCAAGAACCGACACCCTTGACATTGTGAGACCTTCATGCGACCGACTTCAATTCCCGACATACACGATGATGCAGGGCTTCCAATAGGGGTCATACTCGGCAGCTCTGCGCTCCACCTCGATTTCCAACTCCTGCTCGGAGACATCGAAGTCGTACAGGGCATCCTCGATCTTTTCTTTGAACTCGTCACGGTCGGTGAAGCAATACTCATCGTCCACGTCCTGCATACAGTCAAGGAACTCGCCAACCTCGGCATGAACCGAACCACAGGACATGTAGGAATAGTCCCCGCTGTTGGAATCGTCACTCGCAAGCACGAGAAGCGGGAGGTCGGGGTGGTCGAGGATGAGCTGCCGTAGGTCATCCGCAGAATGGAGCAACTGGGTCGGTCTCTTTTCTTCGTCTCTCATTTATCGTTCCTCCTTTTGCTTTTTCAGGTCATCGCACCACACGAGTAACGCCCTGCGAATGGGATTGGAATTGCCATCGTCAGCCCAACCTGCAATGCCAATGAAGCCGTCCCGATTGAAGCTGACACACTCTCTGTCGTTGAAGTAGTGGCTACTCATGTACAGGAAGCAGGTGTTGATGGAGCCATCGGGCTTTGTGTTGATCGAAATGCGCTTCGACAGGCGCATGGTATTCACCGAGGTTTCACCCATCCGATTCGATTTCTTGATTTCTCGGTTGAGAAGCAGAACCAAGGCGAGAATGTCCCCTTCGGTAATGTCGTTATAGGTTATCCCGCACTCCTTGAAGTGCTGACGTACATCCGCATTGGAGCAGACGGGTGTGAATCCTCTTGTCATATCTGTTTTCCCTCCTGTTACGAGCTTCGTAATGCTCAAGCATCTCCTTGAACTCCGAATTATCACTTAGTAACGCCAATGCCAGCAAAGCCGCTGCCTTCCTCTCGTCATCCCCCATCTTGCACATGGAGTCCTTGATTGGCATCTCATCCAGCACCAGCGCAGCCTTACTCATCTTTCTTCGCCTCCTCCGGGTGTGTTTCAGCCCATTGCATGACTGCATTTTCAATCACCACAGGATCACTGCTCAATGATAAAGAGCATCCTTTTTCTTCCAGCGGACATCCGTAACAACTCTTGTACACGGCGCACAGTCTGTTCATAATCCTGACTACTTCCTGAAACTCTGCCACTTTCTCACGCCTCCAATCACAACGCCCAGTGATACGGACACCCGCTGTCTTCCCTGTCCTCAATGTTATTCGGTATCATGTCAATAGCCTTTCTAAGCTCGCACTTGCGCTGTTCTTCCGTGTTCAGGCCGCACATCAGGCAGCGGTCTTTCGCGGCCTCCATCAGCTTGTTCGCGGCATACATCGGTATCACAAGGCCAAATTCCTTGTCGAGATTTACTTTTCTCGTCGCGTTGCACCTGATGCCCACCCCGACCGTCGTTTCCCTGAACGTTCGCTGGATGATTACAAGCTGTTCGCGCGGAACCGTCCTGTAAACGTCTTTCAGGTATCGCTCCATAAGCCCCTTCGCGACCGCGAGATACCATGCGCCCCGGCGAATCATTTTGCTCCTGCGCTCAAGGAACTTGCTCTCAACTTTCAGAAACTCAACCGCTAAACTTATCCGCGTCAGTGCCTCGCGTTCATCCGCTGTCAAGCGCTTTTTCTCTGTTGTGTCCATCCAATGCGCCTCCTGTCTACTGGTGCGTGAATCCCGTATCCCTGTCCTTCACTTCAAGCCGCCCGGTCAGGTCATAACCGGCCAGATCGCACAGGTTCCGTACACAGAACAGCAGCTTTCTGAACCGTTCATACTCCTTCTCGCGCTCGGTCATGATGTTGTCAACGGCACTTTTCGGCGTCATGTCAACATAATGCTCTGCGTTTCTGGCCTCCATCGGCTTCTTGCCCTCGGTGTTTATCGCGTCGTTCCTCATTCAATTACTCCCCCATTTCGTTCCATGCCTTAACCGCTCTCAGCAAAAACAGCCTTATATCTCCATTCTTGCCGCATGTCATGCAGGACACATACCACCAAGGCAGTTTCTTGCCCCTGACGCGCACAAATTCCAGCCGCCCACTTTTGCAGGACGGGCAAACCCGCAGCGGCTTATTGTGGTAATACGTCCTCGCCGCCCTGTCTGCGTGAGATGCAAACCCGTACTCATTGAGTGACATCATTTGTCCTTGGCCTCCCCTGTAATAAACTCGCTGTGCGGCAGCGTCTCCATCCAGAGGCAAAGCGCACGCCATTCCGGGAGCCTGTGCGCCTTTCGCTGGGCGTAGATCGTCTTTAACTGCCTGTAGTTAGTCGTTACCCGCAGCGTGTACTCAAATCCGGCAGGATTTGAATACAGCAGCCGTAAATAGTTCTCGTCGGTCTTGTTGGCGTTGTACTGCTCTGCAAGCTCTGCCATGATGCCGATAATCCGCTTGTCCGTGTAGTCGTTGTAGGCCGAATCAAGATCGAATTTCGAGATGCGGTGCATCGTGCTTGTGCAGGAAACAATATCAACCACCATATCCGTGAAGTGATACCGTTCCAATTCAACAAGGCACTTTGCAGTCAATCTGATATTAAACGCAATCCGAATGCCTTGCAGGAAATTATCATGCCCGCTTCCCGGTTCAGCCTGTGCCAGATTCACAGTGCGCTTCGTGATCTCGCTGTTGTCAGCGTCAGGCGCAACCGCCATCGGAAACTTGCTCGCCGCTACACTCTCGTCAAGGTCGTACACGCGAACCGTATCAATCATTCCATCCAGTCCAGCAACCATTATTTCACTCATTTTCTACACCGTCCCATCTCGCAATCTCCTGAAGCATTTCCTGTTTCGTCAGCCCGCTTGCAACCTTTTTGCCGTTCACCGTAACGCTGTACAGCCCCGTCTTTTCGTCGCGCTCTGCCGTTATCGTCCTGTCTGCCAATTTGCGCCTCACTCCTTTTTTTGCTCACTCTACAGCCGCCTCCCCGTCTGCCATGTTCGCAGCCACAAGAATATCGGTCAAAAATTCTTCCGGGATGAAAATACCCGCTTGCATACAGACCGAATATTGCACCTTGGCAACCGTCCTGATGCTGGTTCCCTGCTTCTCCATTGTCTTCGTCAGGATTTTCAGAAGGTTTGCAACGCCACCGTGACTGTGCGGCACGCTTTTTGACAAGGCAAGTTCTGCTGTTTTCTTCGACATCTCCTTCATAATCAACATCCTTCTTTCTGCAAAGTCGTGTTCAAAGCCGTCAAAAAGGGTTTCAAACGTTCGCGCCGTAATCATGGCGTTTTTCATTGTGCCGTACTTCGAAGCAATGTACCCGTCAACAACACAATCCGCATTTTTGCTCACAATCCTCCAGCATGAAGCCAACAATCCGTCTTGATGCCTTAGTACATGCTTTAACAGTTCTCCATCAAAGTGCGAGTTGGCAGAAAACACATTGAAAAAATCCCGAAATATGTTCTCCTTCTTCCAAGGCTTCCCCTTCAGGCTTACGAGCGGTGTCATTTCTTCGCAGTCCCGGCATTTGTGATAAAACGCGCCTCGTAACAATTCTTCCAACATCGTTCACAACACCTCAGTTCAGCCGTCTCCACCTTACCAGATTCTCCCGATCAACGTCGATTTGCTTCAGCGCGTTGTTGATGGCCTTTACGTTCTCGCCAATGTCGCCAATCAGCGCGGTAATGTCGCCCGGATACATGACTTTATCGGATGACAGCACGTTCTCAGCCTTTTCAAGCCAGTACATCTTCGCTTTCAGGGCCGCTGTGATTTTCTCGATCTCCTTGCACATCCTGAAAAACTCCATCGACGTCATCAAACCGCCCCCAGCCTGTATCTCATGTAGTTGCACTCGCCGTAACTCGTCTTACCGTGCTCCATCTGCCCGGTGATTTCAACGCCGTCCCGCCGAAGCTCGGAAATTCTCGTCGCCAGCTTCGTGATGTGCAGCTTGTCGAAAGCGTCCATCGGCGTCATGCTCCCGTTTGCTCTGAGATACGCAACGATTGCCTGTTTCTGCGTCATATCATCAGCCCCTTTCAGTCATCGTCGTTGCGTTTCGCCTTGTTGATTGCGCCGTTTATCAGGCTCACAATCAGGACAATTCCCGTACACACCACAAACGCGCCCGTCACAAACCCAAACACCGCCAGAAACCATTGAAGCCCAATCACAAAATAACTGCCTGCGCTCATTTCAGCATCCTCCTGTTGTCGATAAAATTCATCAGCGCCTTGTTGTAAAACTCAGGAACGTTCGTGTGATACGCCAGCGGACTTCCCGCAGACAGCTTATTCTCCAAGGCTTTCTTGTAAACCTCAACCGTCTGCACATCCGTCCCATACCGTTTCGCTATCCGATTCAGCGGTATGTCAAGTTCGATCATCTTCATAATCTCGTTGCATCGCGTCCCCGGAACCCGGCAGTAGCTCTCAAAAGCCCCCATGCGCGTCACCCCTCGTACTCAATCTGGAACAGTCTGCCTTTTACCATCGCCTCGTAAACCTCGTTCGGCGGGAACCCGAAGTAGATATCTCCCTGCCAAACCTTGCGCCCGTACTTCGTCTCAATCCAGACAAACTCTGCCTGTTTGATTTCCCGGAAGTCGGTTATCGCCTTGCCCCTGTGATACTTCAGCATTTTTTCACGTCCTCCAATCTGTCTAAAAACGTCACCGCAACCGCTATCGCCGCCCAGCAGTCACGGCTCACACCGTAGAAGTAATCAGGCTGCGCCTTTGTCCCCTTGCCGTTTTTGAAGTCGAACATCGCGAACCTGTTAATCAGTGCTTGCCTGATGTTCGCGTCCTTGGCCCGCATGTCGTTGCACAGGTTCAGCTTCTCGTCCTTGCGATAGATGTAGTCGACATATCGCCCGTCATCCCGTGCCACCTGTGCGAATCGCCCTATCCACTCGCACGTCTCGAAAATATCCCGGCCAACCGCCATGCCGTAGCTGGCAACCCGCTCTATCACGATTCTGTCGTTGTCTGCGCACTCTTTCAGAAACCGACGCATGATGTCAAGCACAATACCATTTGGTGCTTTCTCGAACTCAATCAGCCTGTAATCATCGTCCATGATGCAGTAGGCCGATTGCCTGTTGCCGGGGTCAATGGCAAATACTTCCAAACACATCCCTCCGCATCAATAATTGATTGCTTCCTGCAGCTGCATGAAAAAGTGGATTCCATTGCTGCATTCGTTCCAGCGATTATCGTCCCATTCGTCTGGTATTACAACTGTTCCCGCCTTGTAGATAAAGCTGTTATTATATATGCTCACAGCTTCAACATCGTCATCCAGTCTCTCGCCGCTCAAACGATATAAGCCCAACACCTTCGCTTTTGAGGCTCGACATTTGCGCGTTGTGGCGCTTGATCGCGCTGCGTCTTCGGGAATTTCCAGTTTTGCGAGGAATGAACCGCCTTTAATCATCACTTTTTTCCATCCGATAAATGTGCCTTCTTCAGGACAAATCATCGGAATATAGGGAATGTTTTTTGCGCCGTAGAGCGATGCGCCGTAGAGCGATGCGCCGTCGAGCGATGCGCCGTAGAGCGATGCGCCGTCGAGCGATGCGTCGTCGAGCGATGCGTCGTTGAGCG